AAATATTCCTCATTCTTGAACTTACCATAATCATCAACCGCAAATCTCATTTGCTTGGCGTCCTCTACCCAAAGCTCCTTGACTATCTTACCATCTGTTCCCTGAATCCTGTCATATACAATACTTACCCAACAATCATCAAAAACCTCTACTTGTCGTATCATTGCCTTGAAAAATTCCGATGCCGTAATGTCTGCATTACCACCACTAGGATTTCTAAGAAGGTTCTCTAATAATTTTCTTTCTTCTTTATCTCCCGTATCACCAACTGCGTGGTATTCCCACCCTTTAGCAACGGATTGGGAAGCTATGCGTGTGATTACGGTCCGAAGATGGGAATACCTATCAGCTAACTGTTCTAAATAATTCTGGTCTACTGGAGGAAGTATATCAGCCTTAAATGCCCGATTACTGCCAGCAGTCCCATAAGCAGGAGTCCTTGCATCCTTCAATACACTTGCTGTGTTTTTCTCGATTAAATCCTCTAACGCAGAACGCTTCCGCACTGGCTTGCTACGAAATCTATCGAAGAACCCCAAGTTGTATGGCCTCCACTGTACTAATTACCTTATTAAGCTTTTCTTTCTTTTGTATTACATCTAAACTCTTTTTTAACCTTCGACTCCAACTTTGTCCAGAATTACCACCCATCATCTTCCACATAATGTATCCCTTACTAGGATTCTTCTTGTCGCCAAAGTTCTTAGCAGGTGGGTCTACTTTTTCGTGCCTTCGGTAATATGTATCTATCTTTACCGCTGTCTTGTATCCTACGTCTTTTTGATATCTTAACTTACGATTAATAGATTTTGTAACCTTACCACCACCATAACCATGCATCGCTCTCAAATCCCTACCCTGCAATGCTTCTTTCTTAACACCACGAGGAATCTTGTACCTGTCTCTTTTATCTCCCATGATACTCCCGAACATATCTCCTAAGTACAGGCTCTACTAAGACGCCCGTCGGTACGTTTTCAGCTTTAGCAATCTCTTTAAGACTAGCCTTCGTGTCATCGCTTATTCCGTAAATTTCCAACCTCGTTCGCTTTTTCATTTGTGGTTGGGTCGGATGTATATGCTTAATGTATATAAACTTTTCTATATGTAATCCCAACTTACAAAACTTAAACCTTTCTTATTCAGATTTTTAATAGCTAACTCACACATCCATAACGCCATTACCGCATCTGGCGTGTGACCCTCAAGCCTTCCGTTTTTACCGTAAACTAACCTAGCCAACCCATCTGTTAACTTTCTAGGACCGGGACGACTTGCCTCCCTTATTTCTTTCGCCCACGGAATCTGGTATCTCTCTTTTTCAAACTCCAAGGCCAACCCCGGTATACCCACATCATGACTGTGCTTTTCCCGTCCTGTGTTGTGTCCTTCAACCGGAAGACCCGCCAAATCCGACGCACTATGAACAACCAAACGCTGATAACCATTTGATTCTATCATTATCGTTTCTGGATTAAAACGTTTTGCCAATTCTCTGATTTTTAACACCTGTGTTTCCAACCAACCACTTCCCTGCGCCATTACCTTACCTGTCCAACTGTAAAGAAGTCTACGATACTCGTTTTTCTTATTATAAGCCACAATACAGTAGCTTGTCTCATCATTTTGACTGTTCATACCCACAGCCAAGTCAACGCCCATTATGACGCTTATTTCGTCCGTGTAATCTGGAAGACCCATATCCAACTTTTCGTCCAAACATCTCTGAAGTACCTCATAAGGAATCACTGCACTCTCTGGGTCCAAAGGATTTAACATATACTCAGACTCAAAAGCCCGACTTCCCATGGTTTCTTTTTCTTTATCCAACCTTTCTTGATTCCAATACTCTGGCCAACGAGGAGTCCCGTCCTCCAAAAGTGCAGGATGTCGTATTACATTCCACTCTGGATTGTTAGATACCCAATCTGTTATGTCTCCAACTCTTTTTTGCGTTCCTACCAATAACATCTTAGATTCTGGCAACCTCATCGGCATCACAACCCTCTGAACATAATGAATTACCTTCTCATCAGTCAAATTTGGAAATTCCTGAAGCACATCGTCCAAAATTATCATGTGAACGTGAGGACCTTCTAGTGCTTTTCCTATACTCGCAGCAGCAACCCTACTACCATTGTTAAATCTCTTTGCACTCTTACGTATTGTCACCTTTCTATCATCTGACTTCTCTAAAAATGTATTCAACCTCCAAGACCTTTTACATAATTCCTCAAATTGCTCCAATTTGTCCCAAGCCTGCTCCAATGTAGCCGAAATATACAACGCCCTGAAGTTTGGCTGCTTA